GTAGCGGTGGGGACAATTATGTCATCACCAAAGACAGACATTTCGCCTTGGTTTCGGAGCCTCCTCTTGACGTGGCGCGCAAGCGCCGCGAAAATAAGAGTCTCCAACGCAAAGGTAAAACCATTACCCATTGACGATACTTTGTCAAAGGAACCAATTCGGCCTTGAAGAGACCCCATAGGGGACCTTAAGTCGAGAAGGAGGTTGTACCAAGCCGGAGGCAGAAGCATCTCACACAATTTCAAGGAAATCGTGTCAGACGCGGCAGAGAGATCAATGGTGGCAAATTCGCCACTTTTTGCCCCTCGTTCTGCTAACTTTCTGTTAATCTCCTGGGTTGTTAGGTCGATCCCCCAGCGCTTTTTAAGGCGCTTTTTGAGGATTCGATCAACACCCAATTGGAGATAAACATTAAGTAACGGCTCAATTGCAATAGTCCGGTCAGTTTTACCGGACTTCGGTACGGTGGTAATGCGAGAGCCATCTACTACTGTTAATATGCGCGACCAAAAGTCATGCATATCGATAGGGGCGTAATAATTATTACACCTCCGTCGGTACCAGTAGTCCAATGCCCCAATCCATCGGGGATCGGCAAGGATAGCCTCTACGGCGTAACTGCGGGCGCCTTCGGTAACGGAGTACGGAAGAGTCGACCACTTGTAATAACTAGTGGAACGGCCCCCTTTGTACTCGGCACCGAGGGAAACCCCAGGTCCGTGGGCAGCGTGCACCTCAACACCGCCAGTGTCTGGTAAAGCCCCCATCAATCTTTCGATATCAAAACGAATTTCATCTAAGCATTGTCCAAAAATCGGATGATACGTGGAATCCATTCGCAATAATGCCTTGTAATTCTCCTCGTTAAAGAGGCGGCATTTTTGCTCTGCTTTTAAGAAAGTCTTAATAGCAGGTGTTTTGGTATCTACCCCTTTGAAAGGGTATTTTTTGATGAAGGCACCTAGTTGATACTGGATGTAGAACGCAACAGCGTCCGCACCACAATGTATCAAACGTTTCGAGAGCATACTCTGTGTGCTCAGACGGTCAGCTAAGCTGGCAATTCCTACAGCATCCCGTCGCCGAACTAGATCTTTGGCTAAACTAAAGTCCGAAGATAAAGATTCAGCGAGTTCCGGTATGAGGTAAGACTGCGCAGCTAGCTCTTCTAGGTCCGAAATTAGGGCCCCAAAAACCTTCCAAGGAAAGTCTTTAGGAAGCTTTGCCTTTATGACATCGCCTACTGCTTGGCGTCCTCGAATATATTTCATATTCTTAGTGCCTCCTTTGTGTAAATCTAATTTTTACTTCAGATAGTCACTAAGGAGCTG